ACAAACGTGGAACTCTACGCGCTAGTCGCTGAAGAGTTGGGCCTGATCAGCAATGGTGAGACGCTCGACGCGAACACGAGCGACATGATTGCGCGCCGGGAGACAAAGGTCAGGGCCTGGCTTATCGAAGAGGCCATCGCGTACTGGATTTCTGACGCCATCCCCGACGCCGCTGCGCTCCCCTATGCTCAAGTGGTTGCAGGCCAGTGCGCTGAAGCCTTCGGACGCGGCCCCAATTCTGACAACCCCTATTTGCTTGGCGAGACGGGCTACCGCTTGCTTGAGCGTCATGTTTCCCAACGCTCTAGCAAAGAGCCTGTCATGGTGGAGTATTTCTGATGCTGATGCAGTACAACGCAACGCCCCCAACCGTTGTTAACGGAACCTCGGTCGAGGCGCAGTCTTCCGTCCGTGGTGAATTGCTTGTCCGCCTGTCAAACGAAAGCGTGCTGGTGGCAAGGCTTCTGTCGGCTGCGGCATCAACCAATGCCACCGTTGTGAAGGCTACGCCCGGCAACTTGTTCACCATTGTGGGTGTGAACGTCAACGCTGCCGCGCGATACCTCAAGATCTACAACAAGGCAACAGCGCCGACAGTTGGCACGGACACGCCGGTTGCCACGCTCTATTTGCCACCCACGGCAGTCAATGGCGGGCAGTTCTTCTACAATTTCATGAGCCAGCCACTGGACTTCTCGGCGGGCATTGGCTACGCGCTCACGACCGCAGCAGCAGACGCCGACACGGGCGCTCTGACGGCTGGTGATGTCATCGCTCTCAATATCACCTACGCCTGATGCCTCGCGTCCGTATTCCCTTTGGCCGCAGCTTTAACAAGGGCCGCTCGAACGCTGCGGGTATGCAGTCGCTCGTCAACCTCTACGGCGAGCCTGTCGAGGGCGAAGGACGCACCGACTTCGTTTGCTATGGCACGCCTGCGCGCTCTTTGTTCGCCACCATAGGCGGCGGGGAAGTGCGCGGGCAGATTACGGCGGCTGACGTTCACTACGCAGTAGTAGGCACAACCTTCTACAAGGTGAACTCTGACGGCACATCGTCAAGCCTTGGGACGGTTGAGGGCGCTGGCCATGTGGATATGTCCTACAACTCGAACCAGATCGACATCGCAGCGGGGGTGAAGTCTTACTACTTCGATGTGCCAACCCTGACGCTTACCGAGCATTCTGGCGGGGGCTACGAACAGGCCACGTCATGCACTTCCCTGGCTAGCTACACAATCATCGCAGTGAAAGACACAGGCCGCTTCCGCTGGCGGCTCACAAACGTCTTCACCTTCGACGCGCTCGACTTCGCCACGGCTGAAGCTGAGAGTGATAACCTTGTGGCAGTCCGTGCAGTGGCCAATGACGTGGCATTGCTTGGCACGAAAACCACGGAATGGTGGGGGCCTACGGGTGATAGTGGTGCAAATGCTTTTGCACGTACTGCCACGGCATCGGCCAACATCGGCTGCACGTCACGCGATACGGCATTAGTCGTAGATAGCGGCCTGACATGGGTTGGACGGGATGGAAAGGCAGGGGGCGTGTCTGTCTACCGGGCAGAGGGCTACGCCCCGCGCAAGATCAGCCCGCCTGAAGTGGATACGCTGCTCGAATCAGTAACAGACTTGTCCATGCTCAATGCGTTTGCGTACCAGCAGCGCGGGCATCTGTTCTACTGCCTGCAGTTGCCGGATGAATGGTCAGTCGCTTGGGACATCTCCACTAATATGTGGAGCTACAGAAAGACGGGATCTTGGCCGATGGGGTCAGATCCTACAGGCGGTTGGGATGCAGAGACATTTGCCATCAACGGCGTCAAGCAGATCGTCGGCAGTTCTGACGGCAATCTTTACGAACTGCTTGCAGACAGTTTCACGGAAAACAGTGAAGGCATTGTCCGCGAGGCCACGTCAACGCAGATCAGTCATGACGGCAAGCGCGCGTTCATGTCCCGCCTGGAGTTGGACATAGAAGCGGGCGTCGGCCTTTCCTCTGGGCAGGGTTCAAGCCCTATCGTCATGGAAAGCCACAGCGACGATGGCGGCATGACGTGGAGCAACCCGCGCAATGCAAGCATGGGGCAGATCGGCCAATACAAGTACCGGGCCGTGTGGAATGCGCTTGGCTCATATCGAAACCGGATCATCAAGTTCCGCGTGTCCGACCCTGTGAAGGTCGTGATGTTGGGGGCTTGGGCAGATGTCAAAGTAGGGGCGCACTAATGGCTGAGAAGAATGTCCTATCGCGCATTCCGACGCAGCAGATGCCGGAGCGTCAGGGCAACTTCCTCTCCCGCATGGCTGATGAGGCTATAGGCGCTTTCGAGCGTTATGGCCGAAGGTCAGGCGCGCAGCGTGACGCATCCTTGGCGATACTGAACCAAGCCGTTGACCCGAACACCGACCCGCTTACAGGGGCGGGGATGAAGGCACTAGGGCTTGCAGGGCTTGTCACACATCCGCTTGCGTTCTTTCCCACGGGGGATGAGTGGCGCGAGCGTCTGGCTAACGCAGGCAATACATCAAGGCTGGGGCAGTCTGTGGGCGGCATGCTTGGTGATCTTCCGTCGATTGTAGACCCGCACCTTTTGGCGGGTGGTGGGGCGCTTGCAATGGCTCCACTTGCGGCAAGGGTGATGAACAAGGCCGAGGATGTGGCTGATGTGGGCATTAAGGCATACCACGCTTCCCCGCATTCGTTCGACAAATTCGATATGTCGAAGATCGGGACGGGAGAGGGCGCGCAGGCTTATGGGCGGGGGTTGTATGCAGCCGAAAGCCCAAAGGTTAGCGGACGTGGTGGCGAGTATGACGCGCAATTCACAGCGCGCAATCTAGGCAAGGTTGACCTGACGATGCAGGAAAATGCAATCCTGCGACACATGCACCCCGAGGCGTCTGACATGGACGTACTGGACAAGATTTTACGTGAAGGGCGCGTGGGGAAAGACGCGAACGGCGTTCCTGATTTTGACCAAGCCGAAGCCGCTATTAAGCGCATCAGAGACAATAAGGCTCACATCTATGAGGTTGAAATACGTGTGAAGCCTGACGAGTTGCTTGATTGGGATAAGCCGATCAGTGAGCAGCCAAAGAAAATACAGGACGCAATGAGGGCTATTGGCCCGGACCGCGCGCTGTTCAACAACAAAACAAAGATTCAGAAATTCATCGCAGGGGCAGAGGACCAAGACAACAGAATAAGCGGGCAGGATATGTGGAGGGCCTCCTTTGGAAACGGCGAAGGCGGGGCGGATGGCGCAGAAAGATTAAAGGCAGCAGGGGTCAAAGGAATTCGCTACTTGGACGGCGATTCTCGATCAAGGGGGCGGGGCACATACAATTACGTCGTTTTCGACGACAAGCTAATCACCATCCTCAAGAAGTACGGCATCCCCATGACTGCTGGCGCAGGCGGTGCCATGATGGTGGCAGGTCAAGACATGCCGCCTGAGTTTGCTGCACAGATGGGCGGGACATGACCCGCCGCCGCACCAACGTCCCCCAGAAGATCCACCAAGATGACCGCGAGGTGCTTGGCTTCTTCCAGAGCCTTCTGGACTACCAACGGTCACTCGTCCCGACAGGTGTTGCAGTCCGTAACTTCGCGACCACGGTTCCAGACGGGTATCTGTCGTGTGACGGCTCTACGTTCTCTGCGACGACGTACCCGAACCTAGCAACTGCGCTGGGCGGGACAACATTGCCTGTGCAGGCAGGCTTCGTAATCAAGACATGATAGTTCGAGACGCGCACCAGGCTGATATTCCCAACATCATCGAGGGGATAAAGGACTTCGTGTCGTCGTCGTCCTACAAGATCGACAGCGTTGACCCGCTCCATGTGGAAAACACGTTGCTCGCCCTGCTAGGCAATGGTGACGGTTGCGTGGCTGTCCTTGAGACAAACGATGGTCACTTCGCGGGCTGCTTCGTCGGTCTAGCGCACGCGCACCTATTCTCAGGCCAGCGGATGCTTGGGGAACTGTTCATTTACACGACCCCGAACGCTCGCGGGCATGGCGGCAAGCTTCGCCGGTTCGCTGAAGAGTGGGCGCGGGACAAAGACTGCAAGACATTCGGAATTGCCTATCCAGTAAGCGAAAGCCACTTGGAGAAGGTTTACAGACGCTGGGGTTTTACCCCGTGCGAAACGCATTGGCGCAAGGAGTTAAACTGATGCCCGTTGGAACCGCAGCCGCAATTATTGGTGGCTCGCTTATTGGTGGCGCTACGAGCATGTTTGGCGCCAACAAGGCCGCAAGCGCACAGAAGAAGGCCGCACAGCAGGCAGGCGACATCCAGCGGCAGCAGTTTGAGCAGACGCGCGGTGACCTCACCCCATATCGTGACGTTGGGTCAAACGCACTTAGCCGCTACCAGAACCTGCTGGGGATGAATGGGCAGGATGCCTATCAGTCCAGCCTGAACGATTACCAGCAGTCACCCTTCCTCTCCCAGCTTGTCAAAGACACGCAGCGGGGCGTGGATGCTTCAAGCGCAGCACGTGGCGGCTTGTTCTCAGGCGCAACGGCGCAGGCCATCGGGGACCGGACAGGGCAGTTATATCTCAACGACTTCAACAACTACCTGTCGCGCGTTGGTGGCCTTGTCGACACCGGCCAGAACGCAGCCGCACAGACGGGCCAGTTTGGGGCGAATGCCGCTGCTGGACGCTCTCAGGCGGCTATGCAGGCAGGTAACGCACAGGCGGGCAATTACATCAACATGGCGAATGGGGTGAACAACGCATTGAGCCAGGGGGCAAGCCTTTACGGCGCGTACAAGGGCGGGGCGTTTGGTTCCGGCAACTCCGGCATGAGTGCCCCACAGCAAGCCTATAACGTGCTCTTTCCGAGGGGTTGAACATGGCGGAACTTCAACAGCCTAACATCGTCGGCAACTTCCTTAGCAGCTACTACACAGCCCAGCAGAAAACGCAGGCTGATGCAGACCGTCAGCGCAACATGCAGCGTCAGGACGTGGCAGACGAGCGCGCGTCACAGCAGTTTGACATGCAGATGGACCTTGGCAAGATTCAGACGGCCAAGGCCAGAACCGATGCACTGAACGAAATACTGTCAGGCGTTGACCCCGCCAACGAGCAAAGTCTCATCATGGCGAAGCAACGGTTTATCCAAGACTTTGAGGCAAGACCGGAAGACGTTGCACACATCACAATGGCAGACATCCCGCGTATCAAGATGCAGACGGGGCAGACGGCGGCGGAACTGGATCTGCAATACAAGCGGGCACAGATTGCGGCGACCAATAGGTCGAACCGTGGCGGTGGGGCTGGTGGCGACGGTGGAAGCAAGCCGCCCGCTGGGTATCAGTGGGTAAGGGCGCAAGACGGCTCGTTGTCGCTTGCCCCGATTAAGGGCGGTCCCGCAGAAGCGCAGCGCCAGAAGATGAACGACGAGCAGGCCAAGGCTCTTGGCTTCGCAAAGCGCATCGGTGACGCGAACGCAGTTCTTGAAGACCCCGGCTACCAGCAGGCGCTGTTGAGCGGCAAGGAAAACGTCGCAGCCTCAATTCCGCTCGTCGGTAACGCTCTTGTGTCGGAAGGCTACCAGATGGCTGACCAAGCGGTGCGGGACTTCATCAACGCTCAGTTGCGCCGTGAATCAGGCGCAGTGATTGCGGAATCGGAATTTGCCAACGCTCGCGCGCAGTACATCCCGGTTTATGGAGACAAGCCCGAAGTGTTGGCGCGCAAACGCCTTGCAAGACAGAGGGCGCTTGAAAACCTTTATGTTTCGTCTGGGCCAAGCAACTACGGCACAGCCGAGACGGTCGCGCAGGGCTTGCCTGGAACTCCTCAGCCGGGCGCGGCTGCTTCCGCAACGAGCATTCCGCGCGTCAGCACCAAGGCCCAATTTGATGCCCTGCCTTCAGGCAGTGTTTACATGGAAGATGACGGCAAGAGGTACACCAAACCATGAGCAAGTTCGGGGGCATCCCGGTAGCAGAGCCTCGCGCGCAAACGCAGGGTGGGTCGCGGTTTGGCGGCATTCCGGCAGAGCCTTCTGCACCACCTCCGCCGCAACAGCCCGCGCCACAGAACTTTGGGCTTGAAGAGCAAGTCACCAACGAGGGCGGCGTTCAAAAGCGGGAACTGACAGGCTCATCACTTGGCATGGGCCGTGCGCAAAACGTGCTGCAGGGCCTGCTGTTCAATTATGGCGACGAAGGGCTTGCTCACTTTGCAGCCACACTGGACAGCATCCGGGGCGTGGGCGGAAACAAGTCCTATGACGACCTCTACAACGAGAACCTTGCCCTAGCGCGCAACATTGATAAGCGCATGTGGGAAGAGCGGCCAGGCGAGACAATTGCAACGCAGATCGGCGGCGGCGTCCTGACGGGCGGCGCGGGGCTTACCAAGGCGGCAACGAACATCATTGGCCGCGCGGCTCCTGCGACAGCCGCTGCGCTTCGTTCAGGCGCTGCGGGGCTTGGGGCGCGTGCGGTGCAAGGCTCAGTTGCTGGCGCTCTAGGCGGCGGCATTGCGGGCAGCGGCGGCGGGACAGACGCAACATCGCGCGTCACGGGTGGCGTGGTCGGTAGTGTGCTGGGTGGAACCTTGGGCGGGGCATTGCCTGTTGCAGCATCCGGCATCGGTTCTGCATGGCGTGGCGCTCAGTCGGCCTTGTTCCCCGGCACTGTTAATGCAGAGCGCAGGGCGGCGGAAGTGTTAGGGCAGGCCGTGGGGCGCTCCAGCCTCACACCGGGCGCTGCGGGTCCGACACAGGCCCTGAACGACCTGCAGCAGTCAGGCGTCACGAACGCGACTATTGCTGACCTGTCGGACGAGCTGACATCACTTACGGGGGCGGTTGCCCGGTCGCCCGGCAAGGGGCGTGAGATTGTCGGGGACTTTCTTCGCGCGCGACAGGAAGGCAACCCGGCTCTTGGTCAGGCCGGTGGGGGTCAATGGGCTGACATGCTCGACGACATCTCCGCCAAGGTTTCCCCGTCTGTCAGTGCAAAGCGTGCTGCCGAGGCGATGGTCACTCAACGTGCCGACGAAGCGAAGCCGCTCTATGATAAGGCGTTCGAGGTCGGAAGCGTCGTCAGTGAGAAGCTCCGAACGCTTGGCAGCATTCCGACGATGAAGTCTGCGCTTCAGCGCGGCGTAACAATGGCGAAGCAGGAGGGCACGCTCCCGGCTGACTACAAGCTGGACCTGTCCAAGCCTCTGCCCATTCAGGTATGGCACCAAGCCAAGCAGGCGATTGACGACATGATCGGGGCGTCGACGCGAAGCGGGGAGAAGGGGCAAGCCCGCTCGCTTCTTTCGATGCAGCAGCGCCTTCTTACAGAAATGGACGAAGTCACGGACGGGCTTTACGGTCAGGCGCGCCAGAACTTTGCGGGCAATTCCGCTGTCATAAATGCGCTTGAGAGCGGCAAGGGTATTCTGCAGCGCACCGTGTCTGCCGAAGATATTTCGGACAATCTTTCGAGACTTACGAGCCAAAGCGAAATCCAGGCGTTCAAGGCGGGTGCCGCACAGGCGCTGCGGGACACTGTAACGAGAGTCGGACGCAAAGGGAACGCTGCGGCAAAGTTCCTTAACAGACCCGACATGCAGCAGAAGTTGCAGGCGCTTTTTGACGACCCGGACGAATACCAAGCCTTCATGCAGCGCATGATGGGCCGGGACCGGCTTTACCGGACCTACAGCGAGTTGGGCGGCAGCCCTACCCAGCAAAGGCTTGCAGCCGAAGCGGACTTGGAAGGCGCAGTGACAGGCGGCGCAGCCCCTGAAAACCTGCTCACGGCGGCTGCCTTGGGCGGAAGGCAGGCCGTTGGCCGGTCGCTCCTCCAGCGGTTCCAAGACGGCCCTGTGCGCTTCCTGAGCGAGAAGGTGCGGGAGCGGGTGGCAGAGATGCTGACCACCAATGACCCGGCCCAAATCAGGCGTGCAGTTCAGTTAATCGAAGCCGCTGCAAAGCGCGCGCAAGCGTCTCAGGTCCGAACCGGGGCGGCACAAGCGGGCGTCGTCCAAGGCGCTGCTGTTCAACCCATCACGTCAGGAAACTAAGATGGCTCAACTCTTCCACCTTTCCGGCCAAACACTCGTTGACGGCAACGGCGCTCCTTATGCAGCAGCCAAGGCCTCGTTTTTTGAGACCGGGACCACAACCCCCAAGGCCACATATTCGAACGCGGGGCTAACGTCAGCCAATACCAACCCGGTTGTGGCCGATGCTGACGGGCGGTTCCCTGACATTTACCTTATCGCTGGCCGGTACAAGGTCGTCTACACAACATCCGCCGATGCAGCCATTGACACGCTGGACCCGGTCGACGGCACATCCCAGCTTATCACGGCAGCGAGTGCGCCAGCGACCACTTACCCCTTCCTGCGCTACTACAACACCACAGACGGCAACGTGTACCGCCGCAATGCAGCCAACAGCGCCTGGATCAACGAAGGCCCCGTCGACTCCATCGGCAACGCAGCCACGGTGTCTGAAGTCCTGACAGGCACCAGCACATCCGTTGTTGTGACGCCTGACGCACTTGCAGGCATTTGGCAGCGCGGGCCAGACATTGCCTCTGCATCGACGCTGTCGCTCCCAGCGGGTGGCGGTGGGGTGTTCAACGTCACAGGCACAACAGGCGTCACGGGCATCTCATCGGCGCAGGGCGGGCGGTGCATCAAGTTGCGCTTTGCGGGTGCTTTGACCATGACCCACAACGGCACCAGCCTGATCCTTCCGGGCGCTGCCAATATCACAACAGCAGCAGGTGACACGGCCATCTTCGTCAACGAGGCTGCGGCTGACGGCTCTGGCTCGAACTGGCGCTGCTTTAGCTATCAGCGGGCTACTGGCTCACCGCTCAACCTCACCACCTTCACAGCCACGCAGACTGACTTGGAGACGGGGACCAGCACGTCCCTATTCTCCACAGTCGGCAACATGCAGCACCACCGGGGCATGGGGAAAGTGTGGGCAAACGTCACTCCCGCAGGTGTCGATAACGGGTCATGGAATGTAACTTCCACGGCTGACACGGGCGTCTGCCGCTATACCGTGACCATTGCCACGGACTTCTCGAGCGCATTCTGGTCGGCACTTGTGACGGCTGAAGCGACACAGGCGAAGCAGTCCAACTCGCGCTCAATGGCTGCGGGCACGGTCGAAATAAACGCCTTCTTCCTCGACGGCACGGCAAACGAAACGGGCCTGACCAATACCTGCTTGGCGGGCCTTGGCGATCAGTGACGCCCCTTACACACGGCATTGTCTACACGCGCAGGGCTGATGGCGGCGTAACTGTCTGCCGTCCCACGTGGTGGGCATTGGGCTACATGACAGGGGGCGGGGGGCTTTGGGACGACAGACCGCGCGGGTTCCTGTCTGAACTTGTCAGGCGCAAGACTTGCCCCGAATTGCAGAAGGGCAACGCCATCACCGAAGACGCTGCATGGACCTTCGTCAAGGCGATGCAGTGGGGTGGGTGTTCTACCGCAGAGGCTTGGAATGTCATCCGGCTGCATGACTGCGACCGCTTCGGCTACGACGCCCAAGTGATCCGCAACGACGAACTGCCAGACCGCTGGTTCCGTGACGCATGGACACGCAAGGGGTCGAACTCTGGCCTGCCGCGTGTCGACATGGAAGCCGCAAGGCTCATCCAGTGGGAACGCTTGCGGGGCGCTGTTTCACGCGAAAACGCACGCAGGGCGGCGGATCTGTTTGGAAAGCCAGAGATCAAGTTGAACAAGGCGGAGTTTCAGACCGCCATCACGAACGCGCGCGACGATGCAGAGTTGCGCCGCGTTTGGCTGGACGAATTAAGACAGCCTGGGGTTTACCCTCCTTTTCCTCAGGCTCAGTAGAGCGCGCCCTGCAACGCGCTCTGCCATACCCGCGCCCCACGTGAGTGCGCGGGCCTTGTTTCATGTGAGAGCTACATCATGACCCCTGAACTTGTGGCCTTCTTGGGCCTGCTGCTTCTCCTGAGTTGGATCTCCTACAATGCTGAATGAACGCAGTCTGAAAGCCCTTGTGGGCGTGCATCCTGACTTGGTGGCTGTGGTCAAGCGGGCTGCTGAGATCATGCCCGGCGGTTTCATCATCACTGAAGGCATGAGGACCAAAGAACGCCAGCGGATCCTGTTTGCCAAGGGCCTCAGCAAGACGCTCAACTCCCGCCACCTGTACGGCCTCGCGGTCGACTTCGCGCCCCTGATCGACACGGACGGGGACGGGGACAGAGAGGTGACGTGGAAGACCCCGGCTTTCTTGCCCGTCATCAAAGCATTTCGTCAGGCTGCTGCTGAACTCAATGTCCCCATTGTCAGCGGGTCTGAATGGAAGACGTTCAAGGACTATCCCCACATCGAGTTGAGCAGAGGCGTTTATAAATGAGCAGTGAACTGGATCTGCACCGTGACTTCGGGCAATTGCAAGGAACCGTGGCCTCGCTTACCGGGGAGGTCAAAGACCTAAAGACGGAGGTCAAAGAGCTAAAGGACACGGTGACACAACTGACCGCGCTCCTGAACCAAGCCAAGGGTGCGAAATACGTTATCTTCCTTGTCCCCGGAATCGTGGGCACCATTGCTTCGGTGCTTGGCTATTTCGGCCTTAAAGCTATCGTCGGGCCTGGTGGCTGACATGCCGAAGACAACGAAGCGGGCCTCAGAGCGCATATTTTATAGGAATCCCCGCAGGTGGGACATCTGGAAGCTGCAGTGGCTATGGACTGCGCCCAGCCTTGTGTTCTGCACGCTCGCATTTTTCCCGCTCGCGCTGATTTACACAATTCTATCGCATACCTGACTCATATTGCCCCGAACGGTAAAAAGGTGACACGGTGCCAACTCCTCCGCTGAACAAGCAGGAATGGACTCGCCGCAAGGCTGTTATCGAAGACGCTTTACGCAAGGGACACCCACCACCGGGAACGGCTGGCTCACACATCAGAGGGGCCATAGCGATAGCAGCAGAGGCCCTTGGCATTGGCCCCGCAAGCCTCCAGAACTCAATCCACCGGGCCAAGATACTGAAGTTTGCCCCGCCCAAGTGGAGCCTCTACAAAGCCTCTGAGGCGGCAAAGATTGAGCAGCAGACGCCGGATACGGTCAGAACCCGCAACCAAGTCGCTGACCTGCAGAAGCGCCTGACCGATGCGCTTGAGTACGCTTCGAAGCTGGAAGACATCCGCAAGTCGGTGTTTAACCTTCAGCCCGAAAGCCTTAGTATTCCAACTTGGCAAATAAAGACAACGCCCGGCAAATCACAGCCTGAAATACCGACGCTTTTCACTTCTGACTTTCAAGCTGGCGAAGTCATACGCAGCGCGGAACTAGACTTCCCGAACGACTACAACCCCGACATCTTCCGCGAGAGATACCGCAGGCTCATCAACACAGCGGGCAAGCTGCTACAGCGCGAAGACCCGCAGATGCGCTATCCGGGCCTTGTCTATCTCAGGGGCGGGGACGCAGTGTCAGGGGACATTCACGCGGACTTGAGCGAGACGCAGGACACGGTCCCGACCGAGCAGACGCAGATGGTGGCCGAGGAAGAGATCCGGGGCCTCGAAGAACTGCTGAAGATGGTCCCCAGGGTCACGGTGTATAGCGTGCCAGGGAACCACGACAGGACAACCTTCAAGCCAAGGGCCAAGCGTTTCGTTGCCCTGACTTATGACTACCTCGCAATTTGGGCCATTGAGTCCTACTTCAAGGCCAAGGGCGAAACCCGCATCACCTTCTGCGCTCCTCCATCGGGTGACGCGCTTTATCAGGTGTACGGCACCACGCACGTTCTCACGCACGGGGACCGGATCGGGTCACGGGGGTCAGGTGGCTTCATAGGCCCTGCAGCAAATATTTCCAAGGGAAGCCACAAGGTCCGCACGCAATACGCGCGCATGGGTAAGCAGGTTGACTATGTGGATGTTGGGCACTTCCACACGGCAATGGTTCTGCCTAACGCGATCGTGAATGGCTCACTAGCCGGGTTCAACGAATACGCGCGAACCGAACTGCGCTGCGAGCCTGAACCGCCCACGCAAACCATGTGGTGGACCCATCCTAAGTGGGGCCTGACGACAATGCGCAAGGTGAGGGTGGATCATGACTAGCGACATCACCGACCACGAAGACCCCGAAGTGCATGACGCGCGGATGGCCCTTGCGGTCGAGGCCCTGCCATTCACTCAGATCAACGTGGAGAACGCGGACGAGTTGCGGCGGCAGTGGATCATCAAGGAATGCTTCCACCCCGAAACACCCATGAACAAGGCCACCATCCAATTCTATGAGGATCTTTTCCAGTGGCAGAAGAACGGAATGCAGGAGCCGAAGGTGAAGGTGGTCAAGTGATACCCGCAAGGCGCTTCACAGTCACGGAGCAGGTTGGGCCTTTTGCTGTCAGCGTGGGCTTCAAGCAAGACCACCTTGGAAACTGGACTATCCCCTTTGAGGTATTCATCACGGCGCGCGGCAAGTCTGGCAGCGAGTTAGATGGGCACCTGTACGAGATAGGCGTTCGTGCATCCAAGTTGATGCAGAACGAGTAAACCCGCGCACACCGGGTCTGTGTGTTCAACTGATAGGTGGAATATGCTCGACAAACTCATCGGGGCGCGGACCTACATCCTCGCCGTTCTTGCGTCAATCGTCGGCGTCTATATGTCGGTCGACGAGCTTCTCGTCTTCACGGGAATGGGCGACTTGCCCGACGTTCCGACATACGTCCTCGTCTGGATTGGCGCTGGCACAGCCGCAACGCTTCGCGCAGCGGTCGCCAACAACCTGCCGAAGCCCAATGCTTAACTATCTCAAGTTGGGGGGCGCTGCGCTTATCGTGGCGGCGCTCCTCTACGGGGGATGGGCTGCCAATGGGTGGCGCATCAGGGCTGCGGAAGCGGCGGTGCTGAAGCACGAGCTAAGAGCCGAGCTGCAGCGCAGGGTGCGAGCGGACGCTGACCGCTTGAGCCTTCAGGTGAAACTCAGCGAAGCCGAGGCACGCATCGGAACAGGTGTGCGAATTGTAACCAAGACTGTACGCGAATATGTACAAGACAAGCCTGACTGCCGCATTGCTGCTCCTGTCTCTAACGGGCTGCGTGACTTACGAGCGGGTGTCATGCCCAGCCCCGCCACCCAGCCTGCTAGTGCCAGAGCCGCCCCTTGACGCCTCCAGAAGCCTGCCAGAGCCTATACCGCTGCCTGTCGCCATTGAGACATGGGCAAGCGATATAGGCCGCTATGAGGCCCTGAGAAGCCGACACACGGCGCTTCAGGGCTGGTGGTTGGAACATTGCCTGAAGGGGAAGTAACATGGCCGAGCGTAACAAACTGTCCCAGATCGCTGACCAGCAAATGCCGGAGCGCAGGAGCAACTTCCTGTCTCAGGCATGGGACGAAGCCACAGGGGCCTTTGCCCGCTATGGCAGGCGCTCAGGCGCACAGCGTGACGCCTCCCTGGCAATGCTAAGTCAAGCGGTAGACCCCAACACTGACCCGCTCACAGGGGCAGGCATGAAGGCGTTAGGCTTGGCTGGCCTCATCACCCATCCCCTTGCGTTCTTCCCGACAGGCGACGAATGGCGCGAGCGAACACGCAACGCAGGCAACACCGGGCGCATGGGGCAGGCGATTGGTGGCATGTTGGGCGACCTTCCGTCGATTGTGGACCCGCACTTGCTAGCGGGTGGTGGTGCGCTTGCTGCGGCTCCGCTTATTGGGAAGATGGTGGGCAAAGTTGACGATGTGGCGGATGCCGCGCGTATGTCGGGGCAAGCCGACGACCTTCTCGCGTTGCATAACCTGTCACCTGAGAAGCTTGCTTATGCCGACCGGGTGGGTGGACTTGCTGCGCCGTCCATTGCTGTAACAAAGCCGGATATCCCATTTGGCTCATATGGCGACATCAGCCTGATAGCCCCAAAAGACCTAGTTGACCCGCAGACAGGCGCTAAAGTGTTTGCGTCTGACGTGTATTCGCCGCGCTATCCAGATGTTACCCACGACATTCCGTCTAAGACAATGAACAGGCTTTACAAGGATCTAGAGGGGCCGGGGAAAGACCTAAGAACGTCCATCAGCTCCATGATTGACGAAAGTATGCTTGAGAGGAAGGGGGCAGAGGCCCTTGAACGAAGCCCGACCATGATGCTGGCTTATGCTCGCGAGAAGGGTTTGCCGTTAGACCCTATTCCTGGTGCCAAATATTCACCGGCAGAGTTACAAGAATTTCAATTGAAAGCCCGAAACGCCGGGATGGAGTGGAATGAAACCCGCAATATCGACGCGCCGCAAGAGGTGCAGGAGGCGGCATGGAAGAAATTCAGGCAGGCAGAATATGCCGAAAGGGACGCGAGGCGCGCGAATGAACGCGGTGTTGACGATTACGGCATTTCCCTCACAGAGCGGTTTAGAAATGACAAAGATTACCTAAGTTGGGCGCGGGCTAAGTTTGCAGGCTTGGGCGGAAAAGAGAAGATATTTAAGGGCTACTCAAACACGACCGGGGAGCCGCGTTACGTCCCCCACACGCTTGAAAACGCCGTTAAAGAGATGACGAAAGACATCCGGGGCGGGGAAAGTTTCAACTACGGCGCAGGCAGCGTCCGCGCGGCGGTGACGCCTCAGTTCAAAAGCATCGCCGCCATGAAGGCGAGAAGCGGCAGCTTAGTGCCCAAAGAGCAGTTCGACACACTAAAGGATGAAGTCAACAAGGAATTGGTGGACCTCGCTGACAGGTTCAAATCAGACGCACACAGCTTTTCGGTGAACCTCCAAGAAGCAGGCAAGCGCGGCAACGTAAGGTCTGTACTGAAGTCGTATTACCCGAACATGGGTGACAACGATGCCAAGGCTGCTGCAGAGTTCCTAGACAAACTGAAGAACATGCCGACTGAGTATTTTGAGGCCAAAATCCCGCGCGCGGTTCGCATTGGTGAGTTCAAGGCGGCGCTTGTCCCTGACGACGTGTCCCAAGAGACGCTAGACATTCTGAAGCGTAGCGGCGTCTCCGATGTCAGGAAATACAAGCGCGGGGATGAGCAGGCAAGAAAGCAGGCCATGCGAGACGTGGGGCAGTCCGGGCTAAAGTTTGGCATTGGCGGCATTGCGCTTTACGGCGCGAGCGGCGAGCGAGAGCAATGACCCGCCGCCCCGCCTCACCCTAAAGGCTCAGAAGCGCATCAATAGTAGCCTCTGCCCACCTGAACGTCTGCGCGCTACAGAACATTATAAACACTAGCAGGCACCAGTCCCCCAGCCTTGCATTAGGACGGTGCCCCCAGCCGTCTTTTGGCCTGTGCAGCGTTCTCATGGGGTCGTCCCCCACAGAGCGATAAGCACCAGACCCAACAACACCATCACGGTGTTTATCAAGGCTGACAGTACAAACCAAAACAGTGACTTCTGCATTTCATATCCTCCCCGGCGTTATGCCGTGGGATGCAATCTATGCGGGAAGTTCTAAGGAACCGTTAGCGGCCTCCGCTTGCATTATGGCTCTGCCGATTATTTCAACGACTTGGGGGACGACGGCATTTCCGAGGGCTTTAAGTCTAGATCGGTCCAGCCCACGGGAAACCCCATCATCTCTTCGACGAACTGCGGGTTGAGTGGGCCATCCCAGTACATGCTCAGTTCTATTGACTTGCCGATGTTCATTCGCCGCTGAATGGCCGGGTTCGATGGCCCGCCCCTGTCCCGATGATCCGACGCGCATGGAGTCGGGAGCAGGCTTGTCGCGATGCGCCTCATGATCCGCCCCCCCCGGTCCACATTCGCTAGTGACTGCCAGTTGGTGTTGTAGTCGTTCACTTCCCCTGCGGTCGGAGTTGGAAGCAATGATCCAGACCCTATCTCTGCGGTGACAAGCGCCGAGGGCGGAAGCTGGTACACAGTCCCAGACAGCATTATACCCGAGCGCGGAAAGGTCTCCGAGAACGGTTCCCATCCCGAGACTAAGCAAGCCTGGGACGTTCTCCACGATGACGAAGCGGGGTCGTAGTTCGCCAATAAGTCTCCGGTACTCTCCCCACAAACCAGACCTTTCACCTTCAAGGCCAGCGCGCTTTCCAGCATGGCTAAGGTCTTGGCAGGGGAAGCCGCCACAGATTGCGTCAACGGCAATTCCGTCTCG